TCTTGGTCATTTTATGGTCAAATGCCAGACATAAGCGATGAAAGAAAAAGATCGGAGTTACACATAAGAACTAGGGTGTTGCTTAAATCTTTATATCCAGTAGATAGAATACTTGAAGAAGTTCATTTGCCTGGATCTGGAAATTTGTACGCAGATTTTTGGTTGCCATTAAGGAATAAAATCATAGAAGTTCATGGGGAACAGCATTACAAATTTGTTCCTTTCTTTCATGGAACACAGCTAAACTTTTTGGCATCAAAGGCGAATGACAATAAGAAGAAAGAATGGTGTTTAATCAACGGAATAGTTCTTGTGGAGTTACCATTTAATGAATCAACCGAGCAGTGGCAATCAAGAATTGAACTTGACTGAAGAACAAAAGATCGATATTGCTTTAGAAAAATATGAATTGACCATTGGCTTAACACCAATTCCTTCTGATAAAGAATTTACATGCATAAAGTATTTATACTTATCGCAGGATGATTTATCAAAAATGAGCAGCGAACAATGTTCAGAGTCATGCGTTTTACTTAATAGTTTTTCTTTCCATATAAGCAGGGTTATAAACAAAGAAAAAACAAAATTAAGATGGTGCAATGAAAAGATTTTAAGTGTTGTAGCAAATAATCTTTCAGACTACAGATATTTTTCAGCAGAAGAAAGAATGGCTTTGTGTATAAAAGATAATGATTATGCAAAAAAAATAAAAAAGCTTTCTACTTTAATACAAGCAAGAATAGATAGAATTGAATATTTACCGATTAGACTTGAAAAAGTTGCTGAATCTTTGTCAAATTTAGCTTATTCAAAAAGGAGAAATAATGAATCTCGTTAATATGTTGAAAACAGCAGTTGGAAACAAAGATTGGGCATTAGTGTCAAAAGCATTAAATATTTTATCTGGTGATGAAGAATTTGTTGTTTTAACGCATCAACCATCTACTCCAGCTAAACAAGTTAATTTTTCATCTAACAAAGCTTCTGTCAGCAGTAAGTCTTTAGTTCCACCAACAGTCAATAAGTTTGTTGATGATTTAACACTTGAATCGGGCTTCATAGAAAAGGAGCAAAAAACCTCTAACAAAAGCTATAGGCAACCATTCAAAGAAGGCGATCATTTTTGTGATGTAAAATGTTCTAGGTGTGGATGCGGTATGAAGGTAACAAAAGAAGAACATAAGTTTAGAACAATTGATTCTGAATCAGCACCATTTACATGCATTAAGTGCATTAGAAATTCGAGTAGATAATGAACGATGTTGCATCTGAAAGAGTTATATTGGCTGCTCTTTTTCAAAAGGGTTATGATTGCTATATTGAAATTTGCGATATTGTTGATGAGAACAGTTTTAGTTCTGATGAAACATCCGCAATATATAAGTGTTTGGTAAAAATAGTAAATGAAAAAGATTCAAAAGCTGATATACCATCAATTATAGCTGTAGCAAACTCTTTAAAAATACAGCAGTTTTTTCAAAAAGATGATCAGGCTAAGTATCTTAGATCTTTAACATTGTTGCCAGTTGAAATAGTTAATGCTAAAAAAGCAGCAGCAAAATTAAAAAAGATGCAAATTGCTAAGACCTTAGCATACAACTTATCTAATTGTGCAACTGAATTATTGGGTATGACAGGTGATGAGCCTATTTCACAAATAGTTTCTCTTGCAGAAGCAACTGTATTAGATCAAACTTTTAAAATTTCAAATGCAGAAGACCCAAGTCCAAAAGAAATATCTGAAGGTTTAGATGATTATGTAAAGTTTTTAGAAGATAATCCAATATCTCAACTTGGTATTTCATCGGGTTTTAAAGTTTACGATAGGGCTATTGGAGGCGGTCTTAGGCCAGGCACAGTTAATTTAATTGGTGCAAGAATGAAAACAGGCAAATCATTTTTTGCAGATAATGTTGCAATGAATGTTGCTAAACAAGGTATACCTGTCTTAATGTTTGATACTGAAATGACAGCGAAAGATCATTGGCATAGACTATTGGCTTGTATGGGTAACATTAAAATCGAAGATATTGAAAATGGATCTTTTTCAAAAGATTCCTCAAAAAAGAAAAGGGTCTACGATGCCTCAAATGCATTAAAAGATATGCCATTTAAATATAAGTCTATTGCTGGAAAAAGCTTTGATGAAGTTTTAAGTCTTGCTAGAAGATGGGTTATAAAAGATGTTGGATTAGATGATTTTGGCAAAGCAAAACCATGTTTGATAATACTTGACTATATAAAATTGATGGATGATGGAACAATATCAAAAAATATTGCTGAATATCAAGCACTAGGTTTTTTAATGACGAGTCTTCACAATTTCATGGTTCAATATGGGGTTGCTTGTTTGGCCTTTACTCAATTAAACAGAGATGGCATAACAAGAGAAGACACAGATGTTGCATCAGGCTCTGATAGAATTTTGTGGTTGTGTAGTAATTTTTCAATCTATAAGCGTAAAACAGAAGAGGAAATGGCAGATGAAAGCGTTTCAGACAATAATATTTCATACAACTTAAAACTCATACCAGTTGTTGCAAGGCATGGCAAGGGTATTGATGCTGGTGATTACATCAATATATCTGGAAATTATGAATATGGAAGAATAACAGAAGGTCCAACTAGAAATGAGTTTTATAAACTTAGATCAACAAGAATTAATAATGGTTTTCAAATAGAGGAACTACCAGATGAAATCTCAGGAACAAATTGATTTTAAATTAGCAAATAAAATAATTTCAAAAAATATAGATGTTGTTTTAAACCACTTCGATATTGAATTAAATTACACTGATGCTTATCTTTCTGGCCCATGTCCAATACATGGTGGAGATAATAAAACCGCATTCAATATTTTTACATCTGGCAATACACATGTAGGAAACTGGATATGCTACACGCACCATTGTGAAAAAAACTTTATCAATAACAGCATTGGTTTTATTAGAGGTTTAATAAGTCACAGTAAATATAACTGGTCAAAAGCTGGAGATAAAATAGCATCATTTGCAGAAACATTGTACTTAATAAAAAGCTTGTACGATTTTTCAATTGATGATAAATTATCTACAAATAAAACTAAAAATATATTAGAGTCTTCGGCATTTACAAAGACCACAAAAGAAAAACAAGATAAGTGGAGTAAGACTTCTGTAAGATCAAGCTTATCAATACCATCTAAATATTATCTTTCTAGGGGTTATACTGAAGAATGTTTAAATAATTATGATATAGGGGAATCTAATTCTTCTGTTGGCATATTTAAAGACAGAGTAGTTGTTCCAGTATATGATGCCGATGGAAAATTTATAGTTGGTTTCACAGGAAGAACAAAATATAAAAAGTGTGAAGCATGTAAACATTATCATGAACAAGAAGCGAGTTGCAATGGTTATGTTCATATGTCTAAGTGGTGTCACAATAAAGGTTTTTCTAAAAAAGATTATTTATACAATTATAATTTTGCAATTGAGGCTATTAAAAAAACTGGCGTTGCCATATTGGTGGAAGGACCAGGAGATGTTTGGAGAATTGCTGAATCTGGAATTAAAAATTCATTAGCTGTATTTGGGTCATCTTTAACAGATGCACAACAGATTTTACTAGAGTCATCTGGAGCTTTGTATTTAATCCTATTGTTTGATTCAGATGAGGCTGGTTTAAAAGCTGGAAATAGCATAGAATCTTCTCTTGGTAGAATGTTCAAAATAATTAAGCCAAAATTGCCGAATGGTTTTAAAGATATTGGTGAGATGAGTGTGGATGATGTTAAAAGTTTTTTACTCCCCATTATGGAAAAGCTGTGATACAAAAAATAATTGGGTTTTCTGGAAAAAAGGGTTCTGGCAAAGATACTATTGCTGGATTTCTTTCATTTAATTCTGTGGCTCTTTTTGGTTGTAGATCAGCCATTTATTCTTTTGCACAACCAATGAAAAAAATAGCCATTGACTTTTTTGGCTTAAGACACAAACAAGTCTTTGGATCATTTGAAGATAAAAAAACTTTGACAAATTATTTATGGGAAGATCTTCCACACTACGAAGAAATCAAAATTGGAAAAGAAGTAGCCCCAACAGGTAAAATGACAGCTAGAGAATTTTTGCAGGAATTTGGAACTGGTATAGCCAGAAGAATGTGCAAAGACATACATATAAATGCTTGTTTTAATGAAATAAGAAATGGTCATTGTCCATTAAATTTCATTACTGATGCAAGATTTGAAAATGAAATAGATAGCATTAAAGCAAAAGGTGGAATTGTTATAAGATTAACAAAAAGCACTGAAGATGATTACCATATAAGCGAAAATGAATTGGACAACAGTGAAAAATTTGATATTGTTTTAGACAATCAAAAAATGACAAAAGAAGAACAAAAAGCAGAAATTTTAAAAATTCTTAAGAAATTAGATTGGATAAAGAGTGATTATAACTTACTTAAGGTCTAGTTCTGTATCATCATACTCTTGGTGTCAGCACAAGTATTGGTTGACCTATAATCTTGGCTTTAAAGATGACTCCAATAAAAAGGCAGAAAAAGGTAATGTCGTACATAAAGGTTTAGAATTGTTGGCAAATAAAAAACTTTGCCTACAAAATGGAACAATTTCGTTCTCTGATTCTGAATTAG